AGAAGCATTAGCAGCAGCAGAAGCAGAAGCATTAGCAGAAGCATTAGCAGCAGCAGCAACAGCCACAACAAACGCAGAAGCATTAGCAGCAGCAGAAGCATTAGCAGCATCAGAAGCAGACGCAGTAGCAGACGCAGCCTTAGGGGAATCTTGTTCGGTCAAGATGTGTGAATCCCCGTTGGTGTGTGACGAATATTCCATGACCTGCGGGCACGCGCCCATTGTACCGGTTATACCGACATGTAACACAACTGCGTGCAACGATTTCATGAGGGACTTGGTCGTCAATCAAAACGAACCGTTCACAACCAACGAGACCACCGGTGTTTGCGTGCGGTGTCCGAGGCGCGAATATGCACGTGTGAAATTATTTGGTAAAACATTTAGTGTTATGGTAAAAGACGGTATAGGAACAGATATGACCGCTAATTCCCGAGAAGAACGCTTTAACAAAATCAAACACTAATATGCTCTGTTTTTAGTGTTGTTAAAAAAAATATTTTGTTCGAAAAGGATCCTAGGGCGGTAAGGGGTAAATCAAGTAGATCTCTTTGTTAAAAAAAAAGACTTTTGTATTATCGTGTTCGTGTTTATTACTAATCGTTCCGTACAATCAGCGGGGTTAACCACGGTTGGTTTCGTCTTGTTTATTTTTTCTAGGGAAAAAAAGTTTTTGTATATAGTATACAATGTTAGTTATTATTCTTGTAATAGTGATACTACTCTGTTCAATTTCGGGAGGCGTGGGGTACTGGAAACGCGAGGATCTTTTCGGTACCGGAGAGGACGACGATGATGGCGGGTCAGATACTGGTGGTGGTGGTGGCGGGTCAGATACTGGTGGTGGTGGTGGCGGATCAGCAGCTTTAGCATCTTTAGGAGAGTCTTGTTCGGTCAATGCGTGTGAATCTCCTTTAGTGTGTAATGAATATTCCATGAAATGCGCGAACGCGCCCGTGACCCCGCCGTTTGGTGACTCTAGTATTAATTATACATCGTTAAGTCAAGCCGGTCGAGACGCTATCGGGTCTGGGTGGACACAAATCAAGTATCTTCCCGGTACTTCGACCACATGGTTCCCTGGGAACGACAACTTACTAGTGTACCCCGGAACCGAATTTTTGTTTACTACCGGTGATTTCTCGCGCTGGCTCATTTGTGACCAGTCTGCAGTGAACGGGGACTCTAATTATTCTGACGAAGCTCGTACTATTAAAAAATCGTCTATTAGTGCAGTTCCGTACACCGCGAAGTGGTTTTACCGATTATGGGTTGCGTTAGATCCTTGGGTTAGTCTAGAAGACCATAATGTTTCAATTGGGAAAAATACGATAATGTATGGCGAAAATAACAACACTGAGCATCGAGCTAGCATTCATTCCACGGGCATGTATGTGTTTGTACGGTAGAAAAAACCGACCGAAACCTCTTGTGTAAGTACAGCGGGTTTAAAAAAATAGTTTGATAAATGTTCAACCGGTACTCCTCGGGTACTTTCGGAAACGTAAGGATACCACCGGTTCGGTTAGCAGGTACTACTAGAGCGCCGGATGGTGTTGGAGAAGGTGGTAATAATCAATTAGAGAAGATTATTGGTGTAAACGGGGAAGAACAATGAACCCCAAAACCACCCCCTCCCCCCCAGCAAAGAGGCACGTAAAGTAGGCACCTTTTATTTTTATTACGATTTCATGTTGTTTTATTCAAGTTTCGAATGTAATACAACAAAAAATGGTAATTCTTTTAGTTAATTTAGTTTAATTGAATTTAAGTGTTTTTTTAGTTTATTTTTTTAAAAAAAGGGAGAAAATTATTCTAATTGGAATAGGCGAGGCCACCCATCCCCGCTTGGATACGAAGCACGTTGTTCGAGATGGCGTACACCAGGAGCTCGGAATCGTTACCCATCTTGTTTGAGTCGTTAATCTTGTTGAGGGTCAGGGTCACGTTATCGAGACGGGAAAAGTTGGCGGTACCGGAAGGCTGGTGAGCTTCGGGGTTGAGGGCGAAAGAGTAGGTGTAGATGTACTTGGAAGGGATCCTGGTGAAGTGCTGGTAAGGCTGGACCAGACGGAAGTAAGAGGCGTCGCGTTCGGTGAAACGGTCGTGGCCGTTGAACTGGAGCTTGCAGGTCTCAAAAGCATCGCCCGCGGGAACGGCGCCGTCGTAGCCACTTTCGGCGTTGTACGTCCTCACTACATTAGTACCCCACTCGAGAGGCTCGGCATCTGGGCGGCGGACCACCCACACGAGAGCTTTCACCGGGTGGTTGAAGTTAAGGCGGAAGTTGGAGGAACGGGTGGTCTCGGGGCCGGTGTGCTGGAGCTGCTCGATGAGGTACTCGTGGGAGGACTGGGCGAAACGGCGACGCTCGTCGGTGTCGAGGTAGACGTAGTCGACAAAAAGGCGGGGGTTGGAGATCGCGAGAGTCTTGGCACCAGCACTGAGATCGAGCCTGCCTTGGTCGCGGAACTGGATGTTGACTTTGACCTCGTGGTACTGGAGGGCGATGAGGGGCAGGGCCAGACCCGGGTTGCGGCTGAAGAAGAACTGCAGGGGAATGTACAGCTTCGTGGACTCCAGCGCAGTGGCGGTACCGGTGTCGCGGCGACCGATCATTTCCTTGAACCCGGCGCGCTTCTCTTCGGGGAGGGTCAGTTCGGACCAGATGTCGAGCCACTCACCGTAATGCTTGTCGATGCGCTGACCGCCAATCTCGAGCTCGATGTACTCAATGAGGGCGTGACCGAGGGAGTTGACCACTTCAGTGTCCTTACTGACGGTGACCTCGAGCCACATGTTAGTAACGAGATCGCCGTTGCGACTGATGGTGCAAGTCACGCGGCTACCGAGGGAGGCGTTACCGTTGAAGGTCTGTTCGATAGACTCCATGGCGAAGTTGGTGTGGCGGCGGTAGACCACCTTAAAGAAGCTGATTTCGGGCTTGCCGGTCAGGAAGACGTCTTGGGCGCCGTAGGCTACAAGTTGCATAAGTCCTCCTCCCATGTTTGTTTGTTAATATTATTAAAGCAGAGAAAAAAAATACGTTGATTTTCAACGTAAAGAACACACACATACACACGTACGCGCGCGCGGTTTGCTGCGAAGAAAAATGAAGCCTAATAAAGTAAAACCACACGAATGAATCTTCAGATCAAAAAGTTCAACCCTAAAACGATGCGAGACAATTCGGTGGTGGTGTATATCGCAAAGCGCATGAGCGGAAAGTCGACGTGTGTAAAAGATATCATGTGTCACAAAAAGCACTTGCCTGCGGGTGTGGTGATGTCGGGGACGGAGGAGGGTAATTGCTTTTACCAAGAGTTTGTTCCGGATTTGTTCATCTATAACGAGTTTCGTTCCGATGTGATAGAGAAGGTCGTGGCGCGACAACGCGCGCTCATCAAAAACGGTGAACGCGACACGCCCGTGTTTATTATCCTGGACGACTGCATGTACGACAAAAAGTTTTTACGCGAGAAGATCATGCGGCAGATATTTTACAACGGGCGTCATTGGAATGTGTTTTTCATGTTAACCATGCAGTATTGTATGGACTTGTCTCCCGACCTGCGGTCGAATATCGACTACATATTTGTGTTTAGAGAAAACATCCTACAGAATCGGGAAAAGATTTATAAAAACTTTTTCGGGATTTTTCCCACGTTTGATATGTTTAATCAGGTTATGGACGCTTGCACCGAAAACTACGAGTGTATCGTTCTTGATAATACGATCAAGAGTAACAAAATCGAAGACGTCGTGTTCTGGTACAAGGCTCGACTGTTCGATCCTAAAACATCTTTTCGCGTCGGGCACCCCAGGTTTTGGAACGCCCATAATCGTTTGTACGACCCTAAACACGACGACCGTGAAATAAAAGACATACAAAATCAATATCGTAAGACTGTTAAGAAGAACACAATCACAATCAAAAAGCAAAACTAACTCAGAGGGATGTTTTCTTCTTCTTGTTCTTCTTCGGCCACGGTCTGTGGAGGAGGCACATGACTCATGTTATTTTTCTTTTGTTCTTCAAAGTGTTGCTTGACGAGTATTTGTTGCTCCTTGTGTCCCTGGATCAGATCGTTGAGGACCTTGTCCTGGTACACCTTGTCTTCGATACTGTCGGTATCGGGGGGGATCGGTAGCCACTTGTACATGTCCACTATAAACACATCGAACGTCGTGTCCACTTTGGACAGTTTCTCCGCATGCCGTCTACCCTCGTCCTCCGTCGCAAACACTCCACGAATCTTCAGCGCACACGTACTGAATTTCTGATTCGACGTCGGTGACACAATCGAAATGAGCGCGAATCGCTGGCTCGGTATTTGTATCGTATCCTCTTCCAAATGATCAACCTTTTCCATTATTACAGCTACAACGCGTTTCTTTTTTAAATGATTTTTGTAATTTTCGTTTTTTTTAGACGCTCTTGTGGAACACCCAACCGGTGATTTTGCAAATATCGCGCCATATACAATCCTGTTGGTAGAGCTTCTCCCGGCTCTTCAACAGAGGGAACAGTTCCATCATATCAATCTCACCGAGGAGCTCGCAGAACTTGTACAAAATGTACGAATAACTGAAAAAGTTTTTCCGGTTCTTTGGACAAACCTCTTCGAACGGCTCTTGGATGTCATGAAACATGTTGACGAGGGTTTCGTACAGCTCACCGGAGATGATCGGAGGCGGCTTGCCACTGAGGATGTTTGTGATCTGTCGCGCGTGTTCGTAAAACTTGTTGAGGTTCAATTTTTTTAGGTACATCTTCACCTTGGTTTGCGTGACTTCGTTGACGCTGACCACTCGAGCCTTCCTGAACTCCGCCTGCATCTTCGCGATGACTTCGTGTGGAATTTCCGAACGCTCCTTGGCTTGTAGTTGCGCGAGAAGTTCGCGCAGATGGTTGATGCGTTTGTACGCGAAATGCACGCTCGTGTCCGTGTTCAGTTCTTGTTCGTACGTCAAACCGGACACGCTCGGTTCAAAATACACGTCGTGGTTCCCGCATTTCGAACACACGATGTACGACTCGTTCGTCGACAAGCGCATGGGAACGTCGCAGTCGCGACACATAATTCCGTGGGTACCGATCGACGGCTGGAGCTCCGTCGGTGTGTGCGCCGCCGACGTGCTGTGGCTTCCTTCAATCTTGTGCATGTACGACGTGAGCAACTGTCCGCGCTTGTTCTGCGATTTCTTTTCGACGTAGCTACAAATGGACGCTTGGTCGCTGCTTACGATTTGAGAAAACTCTTTGTCCGGGTGATAAAGCTCGTTATGCTCCTGCAAGACGGTCGACACTTTCATGAGATAGTCCGTCTCCGTGCTTTGCGACAACACACAAACACGATCGTGGATTTGGTGAATTTCGTCGTCGAGTCGGAGCACTTCGAATATATCATCCGCGTGTTGTACCTTTTGTTTCTCCAAGCGCCGCATGGTCGTGTGTAAGGTGGTTATTAGCGTATGCCGATTGTCGAGATCGGACACCTTCTGTTGATGACGTTGATCTAACGACATTATCGGTAAAAAGAATTATTAACTTTAAAACGATTTAAAGAAACAATGTATTACTAAATGAAAATGAGCTACGTCAACTTTTTTTTAATGAACGCGTTGTATTATTACACACGTATCACAACGTTTTACGCCGAGTTTTTGAATCGTATTACGTCCAAGCCACCTCCGTTGGTTGTGTACAAGGTGGTCCGGTA